TAATTTACCCCATTCTCTCATTCACTTCATCCACATAATCCATTACGTTTTCACACAAGTGTTTTGTATTGAAATATTTTCTCAATTTACATACGCCTATTATCGACGACAAATTTGGATATTTATTTGATAGTATTTTCATCATTTTTGGATTTTCTAAAATGTAACTTAAATCACCCACTTCATTTTTACTACTTGGCAATGTTTCCATTGGATTGTTCAATAAATAAATCACTGCGTCTTTTGGTAATGGTGGCAGACATGTCAATTGATTGTTCTCCACGGATATATATGTTAAACTATCTGGCAATCGTGGCAAACTTGTCAATTTATTATCACTCACTTCCAACTTTTTAAATTTATTTGGCAATGTGGGCAAAGATATTAACATGCTTCCTTTACACTTTAAATGGTTCAATTTATCCGGCAAATCAGGCAGTAAAGTTATTGATGTATCACTGCAGCCTAAATATTCCAGTGTAGATGGCAATTTTCCAATCTTTGTATGATGCTTGCCTTCAATTACAAGCGCAATTAATCCCTCTGGCAATTCTACAAGTAACTCAATCGGACATTTAATGACCAAATACTTTAAACTGATTGGAAATTTTGTAATTGTTATTAGATTTGAACCAGATATGCACAAATGATTAACGTTGTCTGGAATCTTTTGACTATCCACATTTTTAATCAAATCATAACGAATCAATTCCTTTTCAGGTGGTAAAATAAACATTATATATTATCACCATATTTTAATTAATATCAATCCGACAATGGCTTATAACATTCAATGCGTGCAAAAGTTGTCTTACGATACTCCTTTAAAATTTCATCAACATCAAAATTTTCTTTTCTACGCATTGCATTAATGCTATTTACATAATTTCTTGTCTCGGCTATTGTTTTGTGAAAAAATAAAGCTGGATATTGATTTAAAAGTTTTGGATATAGCTTTAAAAGTTCTCGATTGTCCGTCATAATGGCGATGGTCAATGTTTCCGGGAAATTTGGCAATTTGGTCAAACCAGTATTATGCGTGCAATCTAAAATTACTAATTCTGGCGGCAAGTCTGGCAACTCGGTCAAGTTATTGAATGGACATGCCAAGACTTTTAATTGCGAAGGTAATTCTGGCAACACTTTAAAAGTTGTATGCGAGCAATAAAGCGCTTGCAATGATGCAGGTAATTTTGGCAATCGTGATAATTTATGATTTCCATAACTTAAAATCTGCAAACTGTTTGGTAAATCGGGCAACAATGTCAAATTATTATCATTACAACTTAAATATGCCAATGATGACGGTAATGTTGGCAATTCTTCTAAATGATTACCGTCACACGATAATGCTTGTAATCCTTCTGGTAAATCTGGCAGCGCTTTTAATTTATTTCCGTTGCACCACAAATGTGTAAGTGTGGCAGGAAATGGCGGTAATTTATTATAACCTTTGTATGAGCAATCGATATGCGTTGTGCCTTCTTCCCACATCCATTCTCCTAAATTATTTACCCCAAATCGGGTCACATAGTCGGCTTTTGGCATAAACAGCTTGTCATTCTGCATGTTGTATATATATATTAGTCCAATATTTTAATTCCATTTACTGCCTCATTTGCAGTTAAAATATGCAAATTCTGAATTTCTTTGTATAACATATATACACATGTCCCATAGAATTCTTCAGCAATTGGGGGTTACGCCACAAAATGCAGAACGAGCCGATACATTATTACACAATTTGACCAAGTTGCCACCCAAAGTAAGTGCCAATGTTGTGCCTCATACATATGCATCAAAAGCATGGGCAACTGAACAAGCCGATTTATTGCATTTGCCGGATGATGATGGCTATAAATATTTACTCGTTGTCGTCGATATTGCCACCCGCAAATGCGATGCCGAACCATTGAAAACACGCGACAGTAAAACCGTAAAAAAAGGATTGATTAAAATATTTAAGCGCAAAATTATTCATCAGCCGTCAAGATTAGAAGTTGATGATGGTAGTGAATTTAAAGGCGATTTTGCACAATATTTCAGCAAATTATTAGAAATTCAAGTCAAAGAACCAGGCAGACATCGACAACAAAGTGTCGTTGAATCCAAAAATCATATCATTGGCGATGTCTTAAATAAACGAATGCTCGCCGAAGAAATTAATAACCATGAAGAAAGCAAGTCTTGGGTTGATATTGTTCCACAAGTTGTAAGACTCATCAATAAAGAATATGCACATCCCGCCGTTGTTATTCATGGCGACCGTGAAGAAAAAACGGACAAAACAAACAAGCATTTATTAACAATTGGCACAGAATGTCGTTATCTATTAGACAATCCTATTCGTTACACGGATGGTCAGCGTATGCATGGCACGTTTCGCGCAGGTGATATAAGATGGAGCAAAGAACATTATCCCATTACTCGCTTCTATTTACGACCAGATGAACCACCATTATACGAATTAGGCGATGATGGACGAGTTGCATATTCTCGCGAACAATTACAAGTCGTTCCACGCAATGAAATACGACCATTGCCAGGCGGACAACATAAATTTATCATTGACCACCTCATTAAACGATTCAAACAACGCGGTAAAATCTATTTTGATGTTAAATGGGATGATGGCAGTATTACACAAGAACCACGAACCGAATTAATGAAAGATGTTCCCCATCTTGTCCGCGCATTTGAAACAGAAGAACATTAAAAATTGTAACTTGATAAAATCAAGGTATAATTCAATTAAAACTTTTCAATATCCATCATTGCCTTGTGAATATTTCTATACTTTTCTAATAACACTTTTTGTGCAGCTATCTCATTCGCCATCTCATCCCTCTCTTTTTGCAAGGCGATACACTTTGCCTTTTCATCCGACAGTTCTTGTTTCAAAGCTACATTCTTAATTTTCAAACTATCAATGCTTTCCTCCACAACATTCCACTCTTCCCTTTCCATTATCTTTACCAATTCACTATGCTCAACTTTATACAATTGCACCCCAATCTTTACTTGAACAATTCCCACCTTTTCTAAATAATTTACCATATCCCTCTTCAATTCTACCACCCTGTTATTATCACCGCACCACTTAACATAATCATCATATAACTCCTTTGGTGTCATTCTCAAATTATTCTTGCAACCTAAAATATGCTGCGAGGTCATATATTCATATACACTATTCAACTTCATCGTTCGCTATATACTATATGCATATATTATATTTAAGTCCATTTTTACGCACCAACATTTCCTAAACTATCCAACTCCTTCATCACCTCCTGCAGCTTTTTCTCAACCTTTATTTTCGCCTTTATCAATTCCATATTCTTCCTCTCCTCCTCTGTCATTGAATTCATTATGTGCTTCTTTGATTTCAAATGCTTACTTCTATTCCATACATGCACATTCATCTCGCAAATCGGACATAACTCTGTCTTGTCCTTCAATCTATCCTTGTATATTGTATGATAATACTGTTGAGCGTAGTTCTTATACTCCATTTCTATATTATACAATATAAGTATATTTTTAAGTTCTTAATCTTCCTCAAACCATTCCACTGGTCTATTGCATGCGCCTACTTGACATTGACCGCTTTTTACTAATTTCCATTCACCAATTTCAGTTCCAATTGGCAAATTCAAAGGAATGGATGCTAAAATACTATCTGTGTGCGCACGATGGACATGACTGTTATTTGGTAATATATCCATTGCCAATTTGTATCGTCCAAGTGCTGTTAAAAATGTTCCAATTCTCGCATAGTTGTGCTTGTATAACTTGGAACGCTTGACGTATGTCACCTTTTCAACATCGCCATAAGGTATAATTGAAATCAATTTTACTTTATCGTCATTCAACACCACATCACCATCATACGTTGTTTTCTTAATCTTTTTCTTCTGGCACATGCCACCCCATAAACAATTTATGATTGCCTTTGCCAATTTTGATTCTTTTTTCAATTTATACAACTGGTCAATCACACCACCAAATGCCTCACTACCAGTAAGCCTGCCCTCGCTATATAACAACGCATTTGCCTCATTATCTTGAATCAAACGAACACTCAATCCCAACTTTTGCGCACATTGAATGTCATAATGCGTGTATTTATTCTTTGAATTAAAAACAAACAACCGATTTGTTAATTCATTTGAACTTTTCAATATTTCTGCATGATAAATTCCATATTTAACAAAATCGCCAAACTCGGTCAAATGCACAAACTTGCCTTGATTTATTGGAAATGAAAATGCACTCGAACACATCATTGATGGATACGCCGAATTCTTATCATAATCATATGCGTTCTCAATATGACTATTGTCTGTAAAAATCAATCCACCCTTGAATGAGTCATATATCCAATCCTCCTCTGATTTTGTTAGTGGCTGCGCCTCTGCAAATGGCAACAACGCATTATGCAAACACTTCATTGCTTGATTTATTGGTCTATAACCACATTTTGACAAATCAATTTTACCACAAGTCAATTCTTTTAATTTTGCGCTTTCTGCTATCAAATAATCATACTTTTCCACAATACCTTCAATGTCCGTGTTTGGTATGTTTGTAACATAGGCATACTTGCCAAACAAATCCGCCTTTGCATAATCATCCCATTCCAGTGTATATTCTTGCTCCCCATCATAACACAATATGTCATCGCCCTCTTCCGCTATTATTAACTGTTGCTCAAACAATGGAATTTGCTTAATCATTTCCTTTTCCTTGCCATTATTCGCCGCCAATTCATAATGGTCATTTTCCAATGTCACATTCACCGTCATTTTAAACTTTCCCTTTGAAACATAATAACCATCCACATTGATATTCAGTTTCAACACATCCTCCACTTTATGCATCAAACTAATCGGAACTTTACTATCACGACTCAATCCCAATGCACGCTTTAATTGTTCTGCTGTTTTAATTAATTTCGGAAAACGATAATATGTTATGCACTTTTTAATTGCATTGTATAAACAATCATTGTGCTCATCCTCACCTCCACTCGCCACACTACGTCCCAACATATAAATCACAATCTCTGGCGTTGTGTCCCAATCATAATCATCAAGTCCTGGAATGCTCTCGTCCTCATTAAACGACGGCGATGAACGATAACCCAATCCCAAAAGCAAATCATACATATACGTCATTGGCTGACCAAGTCGTCTATTCTCATCAACATAATGCTTTACAATTCCCATCACATTTGCCTTTGTAAATTCCTCTCCCTCTTTCGCCTTAATCACTTTCTTGGTTGATTTGTTCTTACCAAAAGTAACCTTTACCTTTTTCGTCACGACGTTGCCTACTTTGTCCATTATACACTATGTATATAAAATATCTTTAAGCCATTTTACGCATCAATTTTTTTTCCTAAAGTTCCGCCTAAACTTTCAAAAAAATATCGATGCGTTTAAAATTCTCTTCATGATATATGAACATTGACCTCGTTAAAGTTCCACCATCTGTCTTGAACAATTCAAAGCGTCTCGACGTTATTGAAATTATTGTCAAGCAATTTACAAAAGCTGTCAAAGTTCGCGACCATCTCAATCCTGACCAAATACATTACATTGCGCTTTTAATTGAAAACCTCATTTCTAAAAAAGACGGAATTGATAAATTTGACATCTTTGTTGAAATATGTAAGCAACTATATCCAACAATTGGCAATGATGAAATTGAAATGGCACACAATGTCATCAATCATCTTCTCCAAATAAAAGCAATCAGAAAAATACCTATTCTCAAAAAAGCACTCGCATACAGTTGGGAAATCTTTAAAAAGGTTGCAGTCAAATTTTTTTTGTAAATCGCATCAAGAATCTCATGTCACAAGCCCTCATTCTTGAATATCCACATTACAAAATTCTCATCTTACTATTACTTGCTGCCGTGTAAGCATTCTCGCATATCATCATCCAATTCATACAAACAACACTCTATGCGTGCGCGACAGTTTGCTTGCACATCCAAAGCCAAAATTTCCCATGACTTTAAAAAGGCTGATGCAACTTCCTCATACTTTTTATCGTATGCTTTGATAGCCGCGTTGCGGGTCGGAAATATACCAATGTAATACGTCTTGACCTGCTGCTCAAAAAACAAGTCGATTGCCGATAGCATACACAAATACTTCATGAATTACACTGCCATAAAAATAACCTGCTTCATCTGTAGGTTATTTTTATCTCTTAAAATTGACACCTTCGTCCTCCTTTATGAATTGTCATATGTCCCCCCCCCCGATCCGCGCAGCCGCGCGATGCAGGAGGAGTGGGCTTCGCCCTATACAATGAATTGCAGTTTGTTAAAAAGGTGGCGAAAATGCGGAAACCTGTTTAAGTATATAGAATAATATGATTATCGCACTTTCGCCACTTTTTGGAATTGAGACGAACACCCGCAAAGATAGGACGATGTGCTTTATTTACACACACATTGTGTTTTCCATTTGTGGCATGCATTGCAAATTAACGAACTTGGTGATTTAAACATCGACAATTCAACGCGTTGTTCTTGACATGGGGTATTGTCATCAAATACACAAGTATCATAATCTACATCCGACTCATAATTGAAATGCTCATCTTTTACGAACCTATAAGTATTACAAAAGTCATACAAATACACCAATTTATTTCTTGTTGGAGTGGTGTAGATTGGATGCTTATTGTTGTCGTATGCAATGTGTATTGTTTGCCATCCGAAAAAGACATTGTAAATATCATGTATGATTTTAATTGGCATTGATTGAACCGAGAGATATTTGAATTTAAAGTCTTTAAAAATGAGTTCTAATATTTCAGGAGTTAAACTGAGTCTCTTTTTCAATTCTGCATTTGTTGGGAAAATGGCACTCCATTTGTTATGTTCTTTGATTTTGTAAAAAACCGATTCTTCCTTTTGGTCTAATATTCGGTTGGTTTGACTAAAAAAAAAAAGAAATCGATTATCCCATGCGTGTTCCATTACATTTTCAATATGGTCTGGGAATTCTTCATCTGGTGAAAACGTTTGCTCATTCGCTTCAAGTTTGAATCCTATTTTGTAAAAGTATTTTTGCAATTCAAATTTTTCATTCATTGTCGCTTCCCCAATTTGAAGTTTTAATTGTAAGTCTTCTGCTTTTATACCTGTAATGTCTTTGATGCCAGAATAAGAATAGCAATTAGAATATTGCTCCGCCATGTCGCGTATTTCCTTTGTGAGTAATTCGCTAATTTTGGCTGTATCCATTTCTTGATTGTATTTGGCTTTTCTACAAAACAATTGCAAGGTCTTTTTAAGTGGTGATTTCTTTTCAATCAAAACATCTTGAATCAGGGACTTGTATATTGGACATTTTATTTCTTTTATATCCAATTCCCATGCGTTTTGTTGTGACATTTTGCCCAAATAGCAAATATGAATATTTCCACTTGTTAAAAAGCGAGGACGATATGATACTTGCACAATATCTCGTGGAGCGTTGAATGGAGCAACAAAGATGTATTCAACATCAAAATCCTGGTTGTCGTAATTGACACCGCACGTAATTATATTGTTTGTGATGATAAACTGTTTATCTTTCCATGCATCATTCACATTTTTTAATCCGGCTTTGATGGAATCATCAATGTCTGCATTGTAAAATATACCATCCGTATTTGTTTCATTTTTTAGCATTTGATATATGCTTTCCATTGAGAAAATGCTTTTGCTGTTACTTTCACATTTGTATGGATAAAATATAAACAATTTCAATCCATTTTTTAAATCACTAATTATTTTGCTGAGCATGAGGTGATAATCCGCAACGTATTTGACTGTTCTTGTAATTGGTTCATGTTCGCGTTCATAAATGCGTATGTCTGTGTTTTTAAACCCCAAATTAGCAAGAAAGTTTAATGTTTTTGTTGTAACAAATGCATCCAATAATATAATCTTTTTGGCATTGGCAAATATGTTCTTGAATGCAATCCAGGTATCTTCTTTTTTCCCTTTTTTATCCATAAACGTGCCAAACCACTTCTCAAGTAATGTTTCAATTTCATCAATGATGACAATTTCAAATGTTTTATCAAAACAATAATGCAATGAATTTACTACAATCACCAATTTGTCACATTGTGTAAGTTTCTTATTTACTTTGGCAACCGTGCTTACTTTGTCATAAAATGTGCAATCCAATTTCTCTTCTGAAATTCTTGAAAAGGTATTATTAGCAAGCGCCTTGTTAGGAGCAATCCATACAAACGGCTGTGATTCGTGGTTTTTCAAATATCGGATTGTTTGACATGTTTTACCTCCTCCCATGCCAACATTAAAAATGGAACATTTGTGGGCATCATTAAAATGTGTTTGATTGATTGTTGGTATTTTGCAGACCATGGTTTGGTCAAAATTGAACGATTCACTGAAATTTCGATAATGAACTTCCTTGCGAATAGATGGATAAAAATAATGAAGAATGTTTTTCATTTTGCCAATCGATGGCTCAACAAACTTGTCCAATTGTTCCCAATGCTGTTTCCATTTCTTTTCCACTGCATCCAAATCAGAACCCTTTGCCAAATGTTTCTTGTTAATCCACCGCATGAATTGGTCTAATGTCATGTCGTTAAAATAATAAAAGCGTGCAACCAGATGTGTATAATCATGTTTATAATCTGCACCAATCGGTAACATATCGGCTACTTGTGATGGTGTGAGTAAATTATAATCAAGTGATGCATCTGGACATTTGAATTTCTCATCTGGTAATTTTGATAAATCAAATATGCCTTTACTCTTTTCAATTTTAACAAACAACTCAATCTTTGCATCAAGCTTTGGCAATGGTAATGGTGTATCAACAATGAAGCAAGTGATAAAATGATGGCTCATATCAGTGTCTTCAATTATTTCATTGGCATTATCATCCATTCTTGTCTGATTGATGCATTTTGCCGTGTGACTGCGATTGTAAATGTCTCTCCATGCAAAGGCATTATTTGCTTTTTCATACCAGTATTTGGTCAAATGTTTAAGGTATGTCTTGTCTTCATCTGATTGAATAATGTAATTTTGTAACACAATACGATATACACTTTTATCGCAACTGATTGCCAACTTTGCATCTGGAAAATGGGATGTAATTATTGCCTTAACCTTCTCAATAAGATGGTCGTCCTCGGAGCAATTAACTATGAAATATGCCTTGTGGGGATATCGATGAACAACTTCATGCGCTCCCCTATTTTTATTTGCTAATTCCAATAGTTGAATAGGTGTAGCACATCCCCACATTCTACCGGTTTTCTTCGTTTGACAATGAACAATGACCTCGTCCGTTGAACATTTTGCCTCGGCTTCCTTAAGTGCTCCCGTCGGGGTTTCAGGGGTATTTTTATAAAAGGATATCTTCCAATGCGTTGATATAGATGCCATATTTTCTTATATAGTATAGCATAAGAAAATATCTTTGGGTTCTTTTCGCGGCGAGGGTTAATTTGCCTAAACAAAGCCCATCGTCCTCTATTATGAATTATCATATGTTCCCCCCCGATCCGCGCAGCCGCGCGATGCGTGAGGAGTGGGCTTCGCCCTATGCAATGAATTGCAGTTTGTTAAAAAGGTGCGAAAGTGCGGAAATCTATATTAGTATATAGAATAATATGATAATCGCACTTTCGCCACTTTTTCGGGAACGATGACGGAGGACTTTATTTCATTCCTTAAAGTTTCAATTTATCTCATTGACGGATAAATTGAATTTATCACACTAATCCAGTTGCCCATGGGTACAGTGTTCGATGTAGTTGGTGTGGGTCGGTTTCGTTGTTTTGCTTCATGCGTTCAATCTCTTGCTTCCAAAAATCCAATTTCGCCGGTTCGTCTATACGTGTCATATCTTTCATACCAGAGTCCAATATATCGCATAATACGAAGCACAATCCACTATTCCAATGACGAAACTTTCCCGCACTATTGGGATTGTCGCACGGTGTTTTATACCATGGACATATAAGATTTTGTGGATAATGAGCCCGTCTTATATTATATTCTCTATACGTTCTTATCCAATTTTGGATGTAATAAAAATCATATTTGTGATAAATAATATTAATTCTGACATAAACGGCACATTCGGCATCAGTAAAGCTGGAAGAATTTGATGCGTTAAGTGCTGGACGGTATAATAGTTTATCGTATATTTCTTTAAAAAGAGGCAGTATAACAGAAAACGTATTAACAACGGTGGCACGGTCGGCTGGGCATATTGTGTCACAATACTGAGGTAACCAGGTTTCATCTTTGATGTCTCTCGTTACATCTATCAAGCCTAAAGCCCCAAAACGGTTGTTGAGTAAGTTTTTAAGATGAAATCGGCAATGAAAAGGAAAATCTATAACATCCAACAATAGAAGCCAATCTTTTTGAAGTTCGGCATTCATAATAGTGAGAAGCCGGTGTCTCTGTTGGGATTCTGCTTGTTCTTTATGAACTCTGTTTTTAATTGTTTCGTTATCAACTTGCTTAATTACGTTATTCTTATTCTCTATGCGTTTGCAATTGTTTTCGGAAACCCCTGATTGCGAACAAATATTTCCCATAGCTATATAATAAATGTAGATTTTTCCTAAATTGTTTTGCCCACTTTCAAATATTATGCAAATATGGGATTTTCTCAATACAGTATAAGATGGACAACACGGAGAGACTTGACAGGCTTGAAGCGCTTTTGGTTCAGGAAAAACAGAAACTGGATGAATTAAAATTGGAATGCCAACAACGACGGGAATCCATGAAAGCGAAACTGCAATGCATTGACCTTTACGAAAGGAAAATAAAGAGGCAGATATTTATTGATTTGGATGATGAATTGGAAGACTGGGACTTGTTTGATATTTTAAATGGCAAACACGACAAGGATATGACAGATGAAGAAATCGGGAGAAAAGATGGAATAGCTTCATCTTTAGATTTGAAATTTAGAAAGCATGAATGTTACAATAAACGACAACCGACGCAAGTGAGCCGTGTTGCAGTTTTCGATAATTTTATTGAATCAATGAAAGTCTCAAGAGACGACTTCGGCATATGAAAATAATATATGGATATGTGTATAATGGGAAAATATTCAAATAAAAAATCAACAACATTTGAAAATGGGATATTCAATGGAACTCAATGTCTCGATTGTTCATGGAATCAATTACCAACATTGCCACCGTTACCTGACACTTTGCAAGAATTGAATTGTTCCTATGATAGATTTATAACCTTGCCAAAGCTGCCACCATCACTTCAAGCCCTTTATTTGTCGGACAATCGATTAACGACATTGCCCAAGTTACCTGACACTTTACAAATATTAAATTGTTCCTACAATAGAGTTATAATCTTGCCAGAGTTACCTGCGTCATTGACATTCCTTAATTGTCGGGATAACAACTTAACAACATTGCCAAAGTTACCACCAGCTTTATCTTATATTTCCGTTGCCGATAACAACTTGACAACATTGCCTGATTTACCTACATCGCTTACATACTTTGAGTATGACCGCAATCCACTATTAGAACACAAATACCCCTTGTTGTTCAAATCCTTAAATTCAGTATTAGATCATTTGCATGAAATCGGATATCAAGGCGTCATCAACCTTCAAATATATGGCACAGCAGGCAAAGTAGCCTATGTCAATGAAGTCAATTCAAAAGAACGAACAATAGAAAGAACCAAACAAATCAACCAAGCCAATATCCTTTTGGAGTTGTATATGAAACGGATGATGCATCCCTCTCGTATTCAAGAGCTTGTAAGAGACGTGGATGATATTGATGCAGCGATGAATGCATATGTTGAAACATTATAATATATGGATACTGTAGAGAAATGGTGAATTACAATAATAAACGTTTAACAACATTTCCAAAGAAAAAGATACATGGGCTGACAAAAATACTTGATTGTGCCCAAAACTATTTAACATCATTGCCCGAGTTACCGTCATCTTTAACTCATCTTTCTTGTTGGCGTAACGAATTAACAACATTACCAAATTTACCATCGTCGTTATCAATTCTTGAATGTGACATCAATGAATTAACAACATTGCCCGATTTACCATCATCATTAACTTACCTTTCTTGTTCAAGCAACGAATTAATGGCATTGCCCGAGTTACCGCCATCTTTAACTTACCTTTCTTGTTGTCGTAATCAACTAACAACTTTGCCGGATTTGCCACCATCATTAAACACACTTTATTGTTGGAGTAACGAATTAACAACTTTGCCCGATTTACCAGAAACGCTTTATTGCTTTGAGCGTCGTGACAATCCGCTATTAGAAATTAAATATCCAAATTTATACGATCATCTTCCTAACAATATAATAACACCACTTGAAATAAGATATGTGAATGAAATCAATTCAAAAGAACGAACAATGGAAAGAACCAAACAAATCAACCAAGCCAATATCCTTTTGGAGTTGTATATGAAACGCATGATGCATCCTTTACGAATTCAAGAGATATTGAAAGACGCGGATGATATTGATGCAGCGATGAATGCATATGTTGAAACATTATAATATTGCATAAGAAAATATCATGGGCGTTGGTGTAAATAACGCCTTCGTCCTCCTTTATGATATTCAATGAGTCCCCCCCAATCCGCGCGACCGCGCGATGCGAGAGGAGTGGGCTTCGCCCCATGCGATGAATTATACGGCAAGTAAAAAGTGGCGAAAATGCGGAAATCAGTATAAGTATATAGAATAATATGATTATCGCATTTTCGCCACTTTTTGGAATTGAGACGAAGGACTTTGTTTTATGCGATTTTGATATATTGGACATTGCAATCAACGGAAAAGTTGCAATCGACAGTGGTTGTGCCTAAATTTGAAAATGTCAGAGTGAAACTGTAATCTGTGTTAGATGCACCACCATTTTGGAGTTGGAATTCATCCGCGACGTTTAACGCACCAATTCGTGTCACATATGTCTCGTAAAATGAAACACTGCCCGTTCCTGTGCCTGGTGGAACAATACACACATTGTTAGCCGAATCAGCATATACGGCAACATAGAAATTGGCTAAAAAGAGACTGGGTGAAGCACCAGATGTGCCAACTTCATTTGCAACGACAGAGCCTGTTATTAAAATTTGCCCAGCAGTCCATCCATCCGGTAACACATAAAACTTTGCGAGGGCTATGTTGGCATTTGTTTCGCTACTTATCGCAGAGATATATGTTTGATAACGGCGACTGAATGAGTTTGTATTATCGACGATGACATTGCCCGATGCGTCGGTAGGTATGGCTGTTTGTTGATATTGACCAGTGAATTCATAATTCGTTGCATCGGCACTGTTAAATACAAAATTGCCGGAGACATCTGTAAATGAGATATTGCTACTGATTGACTCGGCGGCAGTTGATTGAGTCGTATTGTCTGCGAATGTGAGGACGGATGAATTTGTCAATGTAAGTCCTTTATTTGCATAGATGGCACTTGCAAAGTTGCTATTTGATTGAGCGAAAGACATTGTTATATGTTATATTGACTTTTTAAAAAGGATTGATAAAAATTGGAATACTTAATGATGTTTGTGAGAACATGATTAAGAGCCCCAAATCCCCCCATAACGTTTGACCGAGTTGGCATTTCGGCTTGAATCGTTTAAATATTTGATGTTGTCTAAATACCGATATTGCGTGTCATCTCGTGTAACGCCAGCAGCGATTAAAGTATCAATTACATCGGCATATGTGATGCCTTGTTTGCCAGGTTGCTTGTGTATGATAAAATTATCATAGACAGCTATTTGGTTGTCGTGTATATAGCAATCGGTGTAAATGATGACATCATCTGTTGATAAAATGTCAGTCTCAATATTTTCAACACGGCTAAAACAAGAAATGTTGAATTTGGCATTTGGAAAGCGAGCATCAATGGCTTCACGAACTTTGATTTTTCGGGCGAATATTCTGTCGTCTCTGTCTTCAATATCCATATAATATTGGGTGAGATTTTAACTTGGGGAACATTCCGAGGATTGTTTAATGATGTTTGTGACAACATGATTAAATTAAAATATTGCGAAGACGCTGACACTCTTTTTTATATTGGTAATATCCTTTTTTCTGCTGAAGAATAGCATCAGCATGATTGTAGTAATATGTTAATGCACCAACGGCATTTGCGTTACGTCTATATTCTTTTCGTATATCGGCTAATTCATTGTGGAGGATATTGACCGTCTGCTGGCGTTGTGCTAAAGATTGGCGTTTGGTGGTTTCCATTTTCGTATATATATTTGCATAAGATATTTTTAAATCAATTTTTACTCAATCAATTTTTTAAAGACTTGCTTGTATTCGTTAATTCGTTCAATGATTTCCTCATGGTCAGTGTAGCGATAGATGTAAAACCCTCTTAACAGGCTTGGTATATGGTCGGCAAAGTCCTTGTGGATAATTAGCATGATATTACCACTATTCTTTGCGTAAAAATATCCCAGTTCATACATTACATTGGCATTGATAGCGGGAGTCACATTCCACCATGACTTGTTTTCATGCTCGGGAGAAATGAAATCTGGCGTGATGTCACACACTAACATGTCTGCATGGTTGAGGTTATGGTCAATGATGTTTAAGAAACCACAGGTGCCTCCAACAGGCTTATCAACGTCCATGATGTTAATGCCATCATTGCCTTCAAAGGCTTCACACACTTTAAGATATGCGTCATAAGATGTTTCGCGATGAGTGCTGTGTGCATAAAATACATTTACTGTTTTGTTCATATACACTTAATTCTAAATATGTTAATCCTTTTTCGTATATATATTTGCATAAGATATTTTTAACGACGGCATTGTCTGGTACAAAAAGTGGCGAAAGTGCGATTTCCCTTTTATTGTATATGTTAATATTGATTTCCGCATTTTCGCCACCTTTTACAACATCCCTAAAATGCATTGATACGGCGAAGCCGCAACACCGCAGCAGCGCGGTCGGCGCTGACTCGGGGGGGAATTTATGGCATTTTGAACGAGGACGAAGGTGTTAATTATTTGCTTGATGTTAAATTTAGTGTTAGGTCAAATTAATTTAAATAGATGGATTTATTGATTTTTCATTGTAAATATTTTATGATTGTATTGTATATATGAGTTATAGTAAATACAATTTGAACAACAAGATTAACTACGCGTTGTATGAAATACAAAACGGTGGTCAATTTGGTCCGACTGGAGCACAAGGAGCTACAGGAGCACAAGGAGCTACAGGAGCACAAGGAGCTACAGGAGCACAAGGGATTCAAGGAGCTACAGGAGCACAAGGGATTCAAGGTGCAACGGGTCCGCAAGGGATTCAAGGTGCAACTGGCGGCACTGGTCCGACAGGTTCATCATATAATGCAGCATCTCTCCCAGCGAATCAAGTGCTACTTGGAACCGCAACAAATGCCTTGAGTTCATTAGGCTCATACGGTGCAACTGGAAGTTATTTAATGTCTAATGGTGGAACAGGTTCATCTGCGCCGTCGTGGAGTGCAAACCCTCTTTATGCGACAACAAACACAACGCAAGTAAGCATTGGTTATAATGCCGCATTGCCAACAAACTTAAATACGATTAACATTGGTGCAAATTCAGGATTAGTTGGTGACCAAACAGGAGCGATAACAATTGGTTTCCAATCAGGCGCGTCGGCTGCGCTTGGTCAAAACGCAATCGCGATAGGAATGAACAACTGTTATGGCGGAGCAAATGCCGCTTCAATTAGTATAGGTCGTGGTGTTGCGGGACTAGCAGCAATAAACGGCACGAATGCGATAACAATCGGGGACAGGACGTTCAGCACGTTCGCAAACTCTACCGCCTTGAATGCAACTGGAAGTGGTTCAGCATGGTATACATCCGCCGCGAGTGCCTTTTATGTGCAGCCAATCCGAAATCAGGATTCAGCCACTGCGAACACGTTGTCATACAACAACACCACAAAAGAGATAACGTATGCAAACCCTTATAAAACAGCCATTGCCAGCACGATGACAACAGTTGCAGCAGGTTCATGGCAAAATTCAGGCACAGCAATTACAATCACGGCAAACCGAAAATGGGCGATGAATATTAGCATTGCAACTGACTACGCGCCATCAGGCACTCCGCCGCCTTGGTGCTCGTTTTCTGTTGCGATCTATTGCGGAAGTACGAGGTATTACGGGGCTACATACGGGGACGCATCGAGCACGAATATGTATATTACATCATCGGCGAATATACCCAACAATGGAGCCACGCCACAAGGACAGAAAGCTTGCGTTGCCATAAATGAAATTTACGATTTAACAGCCGAGGCAGCAACCACATGCTATGTGTCTTTCTATATTAAAAACTGGGACGCAAGTGCAATTGCAAATTTGACATATTCAGTAGTTTTAAAGGCAATTACTTAAAATATAATCTGACGGCAATGTATGGATGCAAACAAAATGTATGAAGAAGCGATGACGCTATCGGAGAGTCGCCATGCGGGTTTGCGGTATTGGGGGAATCGTTTATTTGGTGGTTCCATGGAGGAGGATTTGAATGGTCAAATTGTTGAATTATTTAGAAAGGCAGCAAATGCATTTATAAGTAACAAAGCGTATTCAAAGGCAGCGATAGCATATAATCGTGCTGCCAAGTATGAATACAACTCGCATGAGAAAAGGAGACTTTATGAGAATGCACTGCATGCATACAAGATGGCAAACATGCCAGAAGATGTGATTTATATGTATGAGAAATTGATTAAACATTTGAATAGTTGTGCGGACTTGTATAGATTGGGTGACATATATATGGCATTTGGACTATTTTTAAAGTTGCATGAAAGCCGTGAAAATATTAGGAAATCAAGACAAATGTTTCATTTAGCGATTGATTATTTCAACGTGATTAACCAAATACAAAGCAGTCGTAAAGCATCAGCAGAATTGGCATATGCATACACGTTTGAACCATATGATTACTACACATCAATAAAATTCTTTGAAGACGCAGGACATCATGAATCAGCACATTTAGTGATGCCGATGTATTATTTTCATGCATTACTTGTGTGCTTGGCGATTGGCGACATGGTATATACAAGGCGTAAAATGGGAGAATATTCTGAAAAATGTAGAATGACATTTGGGTTAAAGTATAGCTCATTTGTAAGTAAGTTAGTTGATAGCATTGAAACTGGCAACGTTCAAGACTTTGAGAATGCTTGTTTCTTTTACAATGAACTTTCCAATTTAACTGCATGGGAAGTTGAAATGCTAACACGTGCAAAAACACATTTGAATGATGAGGTGGATTTGGCATAATTATCCTTACATTGTTACTGGTTCATTCAATCAATTCTTCATCGCATGTGTTTCGATAACAGTTTTAATAAATGCAATTATTTCCAACAATCCTTCGTCTGGTAGCTGTGCAACAGGAAGTGAATTGACTTGTTGAACTAAAGCACGATGAGGACGATTGTTTTCCATTTCCTCAATCATATCACCCATTGTTGCATAAAATTCATGACTCATGGTATCCATTTTATCCAATTTAGCATTAAACAAGCTATTGTGAGTCTGATAGACAATCGTCGGACTAATACCAACTTGATTACCAACAACTGGATTGACAACAACTGGATTGACAACAACTGGATTGACAACAACTTGATTATCAGCACCATTAGCATCCGCACCATCATCATTAGCATCTTCATCCGCATCTTCATCATCTTCAACAGCGAGTCGTGGTCGTCTTCGACGTGTTCTACGTTGTCGTGTGATTGGTTCTGCAAGCTGTGGCACAAGCGAATTGATAAACGCACGCGAAAATGTGACGGTGCAAATTGCACATGTATCACGTTTAACAATCATATCACAAATACATTTTTTATGATATGCATGCATACATTCAGTGTATTGAACGTCATCGACGAGTCCCTCTTGACAAATTGGACAACATTCAATCATGTGGTGTGGTGGAGGACTTCCTGTATTGATTTCTTCGCAATCATTTTCTTGGTTGTTAGGTTCCACTGCTTCTGTGTTGTTAGGTTCCACCGCTTCTGTGTTGTTATTTTCTACAGCAACTGTGCTTGCAACTGGAAGAGGTGGTCCGTATAAATCAATTGATAAATCATTATAGTATTTTCTTATTTTTGCCATGATATTTTCTCGCAATTGTCGCATTTGCTTTTGGTCATCGCTCAACGCACTTAAACGCTTTCCTTTTGACGATTCACTTTGATTTAAAATCTCTTGGTCTCGTTCTGGTAATGACATGCGTATTTGCTCCTTTATCCAAACCGAATTTTCTTTGACACGATAGCTGTCGCGTGTTGGAAAGTAATAATGCATAATTGGTTCCAAGTCGCCTAAAATATCACATTTCGTCTCATAATTTTCAACGATGCGCTTGATAAGATGGATGAGATTATTCGGATATGCAACAGATGAAGTGGATGATGCTGACGTTGTCGCGACAACGATGGTGGATTTGTCTGCCATGTTATTGATTTGAATGTGAAGATGAAACAACAACAACAACAACAACAACAACAACAACAACAACAGCAACAGCAACAAAAAAAATTGTGAGGGGCACTCGCCCTACCATCAAAAATGACCACACAACTTTCGTGTTCAAAGTACGCTACTTGGGGTTTTTGGGTTTTACATGGGTTTTCGAAAAGTGCAAAACCCACACAAACCCGCAAAACCCACGCAAAACCAATTTTTGCATCGGCAGAGTTTGCACATTGAGTCAATGTTGAATTGTTGATTTGTTCATCGTGTTGTTGCAACAATGGAAACAACCTCCGATACGGCGAAGCCGCTTCATTCGCAGCAGCGGCGGCGGCGCTGACTCGGGGGGGAGTTTTAGGATGTTATTTAGAGCATTGAATGGAAAACAATAAAATTCACATCTTTATTATTTTGTAAAGGTATATCATGGCGAAAGCCAAAGGGCAGTCATTCCAACCCATCTACTATGAAATGATATAAAGGCATAGCACTGCCCTTGTATCATTTAGGAAATAATATAGACAAATAATATATCAATGGTGAATAGAAGAAAGATGAGAGATGCAAAGTTGATTGCTTTGATGGGACAAATGGACTCATTGCCGCAGGCAATAACTGAATCAGTTGAACCAGTTGAACGAGATGAGACAGATATGGATGTGTTAAAGTTGCATGGTCAATCGAAAAAGGATGTGATGATTGAATTGGTTGATTATTTCTTAAAGCAAGCAGATAATAGAATCGTTGTGACAGTTCCATCTCAATTTGTTGAAACAAGAGATGGGGAGAATTATTTTAAGATTCCAGAAGGGAAGCGCATGCTGACAAATTTCAAGGAACAGTTTATTGCAAACATTATGAAGCAACTTGGTTATGATGATGATGAATTGAAAAAGGAAATGGTTGTATATATTGAAAACGTAGAGTTGGCATTTCAAATTGGAAACTCATAGAATCCATTTACAAATGAGAATATCAGGAGGACATTTGAGCTCGTGGCATTGTTCTTCAATTACATCTTTAAACTCGTCATTATCATAACCGCATTGCATCATAATAAGCCGAGCACATGTCCATTTTCCGCATGTATTAACGCCATCACTTAATTCTTGGAAACGATGCTTGTTGTGGATGAATTTCATATCGGATGGAGTTGTTTTTGCCAATTCACTTAAAAACTTTTCATTCTCTCCCAATGATTGTTTTGTATCTGGATTGATATACTTTAATTCGTGGTCAATGTCACAACCATAACTATCAAATGACTCAATCGTCTTTCCATATCGCATAAGACAAACCCAATGCCCACTGTTTTTTTCAGTCTCAACAAGAAGAATAACCATGGACTTGTCGAATGGCAATAATTGTAAAATGTTGTGATAGTTTGCAAGTTCATGATATTTAAGAATGGGGACATTCTCACCAAAATAGCGTTTGATATCGCCATCGGAGAACATTTGTGCTAATTTGGTTTTATACCATTTGATGGCGTTTTGTTTTTTAATATTCATGTTGTTGTATATTAAAAAAGGAGATTATTTTTACAATGCAAGTAAATGCAATAGTAGTTTTTTATACCATTCTAATTTGGCTTTGTCATTCCATTCTTCATTAGGTTCGCCATTAATAATACAAAACTTGTTGAATGCATCATCATATGGTTTGGCACGATTGGATGCAGTGAGTAATTTCAATAGTTGTTTAATAAACTTCATAAATTCGCCATTGCTTTCTGAAAGTTGCTTTGCTTGGCTTTGTCGGGTTTCTTTACGCCTTAAGTAATATTCATGTTGATATTTCTTGTAATTATCCTTGTTTCGGGGCATTGAGTAGGGCTGTATAGATTGTCAATATATTATTTTTGTTGTTTGTGAAATTGTCAATCTCAAATGCCTTAATATAACCCTTCTGCCTTTACAATTCTTGATGCTTCCGCCAAGCCAACTTTACGTTGTTTCATGATGGCGCTTACAATATCGCCTCGTGCTGTGTTTCGTTTCACACCGCTTTGTGGCAATTGCTTTCTTCCGCCGACATATTGCTTTTGAATTGGAGCAAGTGGTGGTTTTTGGTCAAGATTGGACAGTAATTGTTTCTTGGACATGAATTGATGTAATTGTGGAGGTAATGTGGAATGTTGATATTGACTTGGATGAACATCTGGTAATACAGCGCCGCCTTTGATTTTCTTTGCACGTGGCTTGCGTTTTCTACCACTTCCGTCTTCTGGTTCCATTTCTGGTTGCATTTCTGGTTCTGGTTGTGGTTGCGGGGATGGAGTAAATTCAACCGCATCTTTAAGTCTGGATTTGGCGTCTTGAATTTTACTCTTGGCATTTTCCTTGAATGCGTCAAGACGTTGTTGCTTTGCTGGTTGTAGAATTTCTTTATTCACTTCGCGTAATTGTGGCTTGACTTCTTCATGATAAAATTGTTTGGCTTCTTTCTTGGCTTCACGTCCAGTTTCTTTCAATGCCTTTTTGGCTTCTTTTAATACAGATTGAGCATGAGGTTTGATTTCTTTAGCAGCCTTTTTTGCTAAACTTTGGGCTTGTCTGCCAATTGATTTGAAACTGATTTTACCACCACAACTGCGACCAGCAGCGACAGCGGCTTCTGGTGCTTCCGTCATTGCATCGTTAAGTGACGATTTGATATTTTGTTTAACGCCTTTAACAACATCATTTTTAGCTTCATTTACTAATTCTTTGCCAACGCCTTCAACGCCATGTGCCAATCCCTTGAAGAATTTGCCAATGGAACCACCTTGCACATTTGCGGCATTTCCAATTAAGCCTTGTGCTCCCTCGTCGTCATCATCAATATACTGTTGTTGTAACATAGTTGGGTTTTCTGGTTCATCATCGTCCATATTGCCAACGTATAATGACGACGGACCATAATTTGAACCAGATGCGACAGCCCATTGTCTAACACGCTTTCCGCCAACCATTCTACCAGGAACGACTGCATATGACCCCATCATGTTTGGTTGAGGAAGATGATTAATCATGTCAATGTTCGCTTGGCGTTCGTGGTTTGCTAATCTCTTATTGTATTCGATAACTTGCTGCATTATATATTTGGGTAATATTTTTATCGTCATTAAAAATAATGGAAATATATATATGGCGTTGAATACTGAAAATATAGGTGACCCTGTTGCATTGCTAAATAGCGAACATGCACATATTCCGATTTATGTAAATTCATCAACAAAAACAATTCAACATCCATTTTACGAGTTTGCAGTAGATGATGACGACGATAATGTAAATTTTCAAATTATTCCAAATAAAAATCAAGAGCGTGACATTTTGTATATTATCGGGAAAAGTGGCTCAGGCAAGTCTTTTTACGCAATGCAGTATGCGAAGGAATATAAAAAGCGATTTCCCGATAATCCAATTTATGTATTTAGTGAAAAGCAATCAGACAGCGAGTCGTTAGATAAGATTGGAGATATCAAACGAATCAAGATTGGTGAAAATTTGTTGGAAGTGGATGGAGATGATGAGGATGATGATGCAAAAATAAAAGAGGATGCAAAGAAAATGTATGGCAAACACGCACATAAACAAGTGTTAAAGCAATATGAAAAGGATGCCAAAAAGAATCGGCAACCAGCTGAAAAAGGCGAGTTATTAAATTACAAGGATTTTGCGAATAGTTTATGTGTGTTTGATGATGTTGATGCCATTCAAAATAAAAAAGTAAAAGAGGCAGTATATGGACTGTTAAATCAAATGTGCAATATGGGCAGGTCAAAGCATATAAGTGTGATTATGACAGCACATAAAGGCGCAGATAGAAAGGAAACGGCAATCATATTACGTGAAGCGCACATGATAACAGTATTTCCTCGTAAAATACCACCAAACGACCTTGAGTATATTTTAATGAACTATTTTGGGCTTGACAAGAATGCGATTGAAGATGTCAAGAAAATCAGAAATAGTCGATGGGCAACCTTGATTAATCAAACATATCCAAACGTAATTGTGACGCAAAAGGAGATTTGGATACCAGATGAAAAGGGAAAGCATTAATCATGTCTTGATGAATGGCTTATACATGTTAGTTATATGATTTCATAATTATATAACTTTTTGAACATTCCTATGATGCGGCGAAGCCGCTTTTCTCGCAGCAGCGGCGGCGGCGCTGACTCGGGGGGGGAGAAATATCGTCAATTTACAATGCTTCAATAAATTGAACAACCGATGTTGCAAGTTGAACCATGTATGCGTTGTATTCTTTCACAGCAGCGTCTATTGCCATTTTAATATTCTTCATTGTTTTGGCTTGTTTGGCTTGCTTGATATGTAAAAACACATTGATATTTTGCATTTTGTTTGTGATTTCATTATGAATGAGCTGTGCATTAATTTTGATTGCTGATTTGGAAATGTGTTTAAAATCCGAGTTGAGAAGAGCATGCAAGGTGAGGAGTTGAAATTGATATTGAAACAATGTTAAATAATTAACCTTTTCTAAATATTGATTGATATCATCTCGGTTTTTGTGTTGTCGTGATGCATTGAAAATGTAATCAAACGGTGTCGTGTCAATTGATGTTGATTTCAATGGTTGCATTTGTGCGACATGTAATAAGACATCGGCTGGAGGAATGTCTGCGGATAGATGATAATAAAATGTTTCATGGCGTGATTGTATTTGGTCATTGCTCGTAACAATAATGTAATGAATAACGAGCGGCTGTTGTAATTGAACGCAATCAACAAATTGAACGCGATGCTTTGTAGAATTAATAAATCCGCGCTTGAAGTCCTTTTTATTCCAATAAATCGGCGTAGTGTCGGGTTGATAGGTTATGAAATGTGCTAAATAGGAATTCGGTGTGGCATTGATATGTTTAATTCGTTCGCGAATAATTTTAATGAGGTCGGCATGCGATGTGAATTGGCGAGTGTATGTTGTTGTGCTTTCTTGTTGTCCAAAATCAACGCTATTAAGTTGAATGAGCACCGATGTAGTTTCGTCTTTAATATCTTTTTTTGCTGGCATATAAATTATGTTTATATTATTTTCGGATTTAGAGCAAGTATTTCGTCGGACAATTGCGAACATAATCCGAATAAATAGTGCGGATGGATGATTGACCGCGTTGATGGTGTTGTCTGCTGCCACCTGCCATGCTACTGTTTGTAAATACATCGCCTGCATCTTCGCCTTCTTCACTCAAATCATTTTGCAAATATGCATCACGCAATGTGACAGTTCCAGTGCTTTGACCAACGACACCGTATTGATATGTTGCGATAACGAAAGTGCAATCTTTGATGAATTGATTGAGGACTGTTTCCATGTATCGGAGGGCACTGCTACCATTTTCACAAACATCGGATATGAATGTGTATTGATTGAATGATACCTTATGCGATTGGGCGGACACTTGACGCGAATGTAAATTTGACCTGTATTTGTTCAAGATTAATGGGATTTGTTGCAGTTCTTGAAATTCAATTTGCGATAGATTATTAACGTTTGGTTTGATTTCGGTTTCAAGAAGGATATCGGCACGTCGAACAGATGATGTAATATATGAAATCGTTTGAATGATGTAGCGTTCTGGGTCATAAAATAGTTTGCTATCTGGTTCAATATTATATTGTTGTGTAATATCTGGTTGTGCGGGTTGTGCTTGACTTGGTGGTTGTTCTTCATCGCTATCACTTTCATCGCCTGTTTGTTGTGGCATTGGTGACAATGGATTTTCTTCTGTGAATTCTTCATTAAAGTCGGATGGTGATGAGCGTGATGTTTCTGGTTTGCTTGGTGTAGCGTAAATGTCTGAATAATCTACAGCATCCAATGGTTCGTCTTCGCTTTTTGGAATCTTTCCAACATCAAGTGGTGGAATAGGTTGTGGTGGAGGCGGTGTGGCAGGCGAGCCAATTGAAGGTCGGGACGCAGTCGAGTCAATAGAAGGTCGGGACGCAGTAGAACCAGTTGAAAATCTGGATGCTGGCGTGGCATTTGCGATGTTTTTTTGTCGTATAAGGTTGTCAAGTTTGGCTAATGCGTCTTCTTCTGCCTTGGTTTTAGAACTGTTTTTAATCAAACTGGTGGTGTTGTTGGTTGATAAAGTATATCTTGCAAACATTGGGTATTCTTTTTTTAAAGCTGCTATTTCACGATCCAACTCAGCAATAAAAGCTGTTTTGTTTTTTGGATTTCGTTGAGTAATTTCATCATTTAATGCTTTTCGTTGTGGAGATGGCTGGGGTTCGTTTGACAACGAGGGATAATTAACATATTCATCTTCATCTTCACCACTTCCGCCAAACAAGCGTCCTCTTCCAATGGCAACAGGTGCATTTTGTCTAAACCATTGTTCATCTTGTGGGCGAGGAATATTTCCAGACTGAACTTCCTTTTTAGCAAAATCCAAAGTGAATTTTTCCAATTGCTGAAATAGATTGCCTGTCTTATCAATCCAAATAATTAAATCACCAAATGATTTTTGAAGTTTAATTTTGTTTTTTGCAGTCGTTTGAAGTGGTTTAACCTTTTCATCCAATTGTCGCATGGTGCTTTTCAATTTGTTAAATACTCGTCTATCGGCATTTGCGGTTGAATCTGGCAAAAATTCACTGTTTGCGTAATCTGGTAAAACTGGCATTTATACAATCTGTTGGTAAAAAGATTTAGATGAAATTTTTTTGTGAATGCAATATATATAACGCCAAATGTCATTTTCAGGAAACCCATCCGCACAAGCAGACAAAATCTATTTTGACATGACTTATACAAATGTTGATTCAATTTCTACCGCGCCAAAAGTTTGTTCATTCACAGAAACAAGAACGACACCAATCCTTTTAAGACCAGAGGAATATTATTGCTCAATTGTCAGATATCAACTTGAAACTGCAACCTTACCAGTTTTCATTCCAATAATTCAATACAACTCATCCGACGTGAATGCGTCCATTTATTCCTTCACGCTTGAGTGGGTTGATCCAAGTGGAGGCACATATACGTCTGGGCAAACATACATGTCTTATGCGCCTCAAAATTTGGCAGCGCAAGTTCCAAGCCCTCCTTCTTCAAGTGCAAATGGATTACAAAATAACAATACTACCTACTACAATGTTTATAATATTCAATATGCGATATACTTGTTTAACCAAACTTTGACAACCGCGTTTGCTGCACTGGTAGCGAATGCCGCAGCATCTTCAAAAACACTGCCAACCACGAATGCACCAGTAATTTCAATATCAAGTGACAATGGTTCCGACCCTATATTTGTTTTGAATTGTGATTTGGATGGATACGATACAACAGCAACATCATACATTCGCATTTATTGTAATCAAGCAATGTATCAACTATTTAGTGCATTTCCTGCATATTATTTGTCGGACACTGCATCTGCTGGCAAGAATATTCAAATTCAAACAACAACATTCGGAGGTGTAACAGTGACGCAATTTCCATCTTGGAACCCAACATATAATGCGATTCAAGTATTTGGTAGCAATTCTACGATTTCCGCGTTTTCGCCAATCACCAGTATTGTTTTTGCATCGAATACCATGCCAGTCGTTCCAAATCAAATCAGTGCTCCATTGTTAAGTGTAAATGGGTTGTCTGTCAGTGGAAACAATGGAAATAATAACAACATCAGTCAGATTTTAACAGATTTTATCAGTCCAAACATGCAATATCAGCCAGTAATCACGTATGAACCAACAGCACAATACCGCCTAATTTCAATGTTGGGGAATCAACCATTGTCAAAAATTGATGTCAGTGTTTTCTGGGTTGATATTTTTGGAAATCAGAATCCATTGTATTTAGCATCTGGAAGCACTTTGACCATCAAGTTTCTATTTACCAAGAAAAGCTCAATGATTGACAAGTCAGCGTTTTTGTAAATTCAAAAAAATTCTCCGAAAAGTTAATATATGAAGAAGATGTATATAAAGAATGTCAAGAGATTTTAGAACAGTGCTTATTTCCCCAGCTATTATTGCCGATATTACGTCGGAGGAAACTTTTGGTGTGAAAGATGGTCCAGCTCAATCGTCCTATCAACAATTCGCAGCCGTTTCCGCATCAAACTCGCAATTGTCATTCAACGTTCAAGTTCCATCTGAAATGATTGTCATTGACCGTGAAATTTTACTCCAAACAGATTTGGCATTTGCGATTGCATTGGGAAGTGTTCCAGTCGGTCAGTCATGTATTTCTTGGGGCAACGATACTTCATTAGCAGCATTTCCTTTGAATTCATTGGCAACTACTTATCAAACCACAATTAACAATCAAACATCATCCACAAACATTCAAGACATTTTACCAATGATTTTGCAAATGTATGACAAGCGGGAATTATGTAGATACAACTCCCTCACCCCTTGCTACCCAGATTGCACCTATGGGCAGTACAAAGATGGATTAGGTGCTAACAACAGTGTAATGTCTGCATATGCTAATGCCAGTTATGACGGTAATCTATTGCCACGTGGTGCCTTTGCAGGTGTTGTGGATGGAGTTCCTATGTATATGCAATTAGACCATTATGTTAATGGTTCATATGCAAACAATCACTCCCCAATTTCTACAGCAACCACTGATACATGGATTTTGAATGTATGGGGTTGTAGAATCACCGAACCATTCCTTGCTCTTTCACCATTCACAAATTGCAAGCCAAACTCAAATGCAGGATTGTTAGGCGTAAATAACATGGCGATTGTGTTGAATATTGACAGCACTTGTAAGCGTCTAATTTCAACTGCAGCGGGTGCATCAATTAGCTCAACGGGAATCACATCCTATGTCACTGGTGTTTCATTGGGATGCAGTCCAAAAGGAGATAATGTGACCGCAGTGCCAGTTGGCTTTAATAATACAAGATTGTTGTTTAACTTTGTAAGTTTAAATGCATCACAAAGTGGCAAAGTTGCAATGAAGAATGTTGTTCCATATATGGACTACCCACGTTACCTTTCTCCATACTCTTCCACAACTGCAATTGCAGCAGGAGGCAGTGGCACACTAACATCACAGTCAATTCAATTAGCCCAAGTGCCAGATTTGATTCTTATATGCGCACGTCTTCCAATGACCTCTCAAAATTGGAACTATTCATCATCCTTTTTATCAGTCAGAGGTGTCAGTGTAAATTTCAACAACGTTACAGGTTTGTTGGCATCTGCGACCCAGGCAGATTTGTTTAGAATCAGTGCTGAAAATGGTAGTGGGCAATCATGGGGCGATTTCTGTGGTAGTAATGTGGTCATTAATTCAAGCATTGACATAAGTGGAAATATTAACTCTGTTCCATCATGTGGTAGCTTGTTGGTATTAGACCCTGTGCGCCAGTTCAATTTACCAGACTATCTTTCATCGTCCTCACTTGGACAATATCAATTGCAATTCAGTATGCAAGTTTATAACCAATTTGGTTATTCCATCACCCCTGAAATTTGTATAGTCACTCTAAATAGTGGTATATTTGTGACACAACAAGGCACATCCCAAGTATATACGGGCATTATGACCAAGGAAGATGTCCTAAACACCAAGGAGCAACATCCAGTCCCTCACCTCGACACTGAAGAATATGCTCGTTTGGTTGGTGGCAAATTGGGAAATCTTGGTGTTGGTGCAGTGGGTGCAATGATGAAACGCCATAGAAAAGACAGGAAAATGTCAGGTGGAGTTGAATCGGGAGGCGTGGCAGTTGGCGGAGTTGGAATCGGTGGTCAGCGCAAAAGTAGATTGTCACGGCATTTGATGTAAAGGTAAAATTACACATGAACACATGATAGAAAACAAGAAAAAGTAAAAACATAAAAAAATGATAGTGATTTTTTATGTTTAGAAAGTATATAAAATGTCTTATAGTCAAACTCATGTATATCCACAAAGTGGCTTAATTGGTTCTGCCAGTTCCTTTTCTACAACTGGTTTAACAACTGCTTTAACTACCGCTACTGCAGCCTCATTTGTGTCGCCAACATTAAAGGCGGGTGTATATTCTGCCCGTGGTTATGTGACGGTATATGCAATCACGGATGCTTCGTTGAATTCAATTTCGTTTGATTGTAGTGGTGGTGATTCATACGACCCAGGCTTTTTAAACGTTGTTGGAAACGGTATTGCATTCGCGGTCACCAATGGAACATCAATCAACGCCCCAATAAACACGGTGTTTAGAATGGTGTCGGATGGCACTGCGAATTTGCAAATAAGAGCGACGTTTGCGTCGGGGACGTTTCGATATACGGCATACAATGTCGAATTAGTAAAAATTGGTTAATCATTAAAAATTGATTAGAATTTTTAATGGTTTATTAAACATGTCTTTAAGCGAGACGAGTAACTATTAATTTGTATGCTGTAACGGACAATGTTCCACCAGAAAAATCAGCCAGGGCTTGAGAGGTCATTGTCGTGTCAGACGGAACGTAGATGACAGTATTCACTGGCATATTTAATGAACTGCCAGATGCAAGTGCATAACTACATCCAGGACCCATGACAAAATACTCACCCACATTGTAAGTGCCATCAACTGCAAGTCCGGGATTGTATTGAACACTGGTTATGGTCACAGTCGAGACGGTAGCTTGAAGAGTAAAATTGCCAACAACAGAATACACACCTGCTTTAATGGAGCGAGAGTAAAATACCCCAGATTCGGTGTCATCTGTTAAAGGAACTGCCGTTATACTTACATTTTCAGTTGCATATCGCTGACCAATTAGCGGACCCGAAAGTGGTGAAAAAGCGTGGGTTTGCGAGAGACTCATAATTATTATATATTTGCTTAACATAAAAATAGTATTGTAAAAATATTGATTTTATGCC